GTGCTGGATGCCAGCAATCTGCTTTCTGGCAAAGACTCCTACACAATCCTCGCCGCCGCCCTGCGGGCTGTTGTACAAGAACTTAAGTATTTTGGTATCACTGAGAAAAACATTCTCGCCATCGCCGCTGAGCTTGAAACCCAGTAGTCATTCCCACTTATGGCCCTGACATCCTTAGAAGATCACAACCGGCAGTTGTGGACCTTCACCACCGGACCCGTCAAGAACGGCATTGCCTGCCCGGACTGCGGTTCTGAGCTGATGGATTCCAATCCTTCGATCTGCCTGACCAGTCATCCGCCGCAGTGGGCTATTCATTGCCCCGAGTGCGGATATACCGGAACTAGGCGTTGAAGTCACCTTCACTACTTGCTCAAAAACAGCGAGAAAATCGGACAAAATCCGATGATGTCCTTAAAACTAAACAAAACGCTTTTACCAAACCCCTTAAACTAGTTCAGAAACGTTTCAAACCAATGTCTACCATTTTTACTTGGGCTATCGCCAACCTGGAACGCGAAACCGCTGATGGTTATGTGTTTACTGCTCATTACACCGTAAATGCCTCTAACGAGGTTTACAGCGCCGGTGCGTATGGCTCTATGGGTCTTGAGCGGCCTGAAGGGGAAATGATTCCGTTCAGCGAACTCACCTCTGAAATTGTTGTGGGTTGGGTCAAAGAAAAGCTGACCGAAGAAAAGGTAGCTGAAATTGAAGCTGCCCTTCAAACTCAACTGGATGAGCAGCAAGCCCCCACTAAAGCCTCTGGGGTTCCGTGGTAACCAAGAAAACCCTGAGCGGTAAACCAGTCCGCCTTCCTTCTAAACCCAAGCAAACGATGCAAGGGTCTAGCAAAAATAGCAAACCTAAGAAGGGTCAAAAGGCTTATCGAGGTCAGGGTAAGTAAAACCTTTAAAAACCTTTAATTCTATTTGCAGCCTGGGTTAGTAACCTGGGCTGTTTTTGTTAGTAACATTTTTAAAGAATTTGTTTTAACCTCATGCCGTTTAGTTCCGAAAAACAAATGCGTTATATGTATTCTCAGCATCCTGAAATTGCTAAGCGTTGGTCTAAAGAAACCAAAGCTGCAGGTAAGCCACAGATCCAAAAGGGTGGCAAGATGAAAAAAGGTTATAAAACCAAGTAAACCCATGCCAATCAAACGCGGCGGACAGACTCGTAGCAATGCGGGTCGCTATGCTCCTGAAGGTCAAGGAGCCACTCAACGAGGTCGTAATCTTCCGACTCCTAAAGGTAACGAACGGCCTATGCAAACGGCTCGGTTGCCTCGGGCCAATATGCCTGGCACTGTGACTACCTCAGGGGCCGCTAGAACCGCTGCAGGGGCTTCTGGGATTGGTGGAGCGTTGTCCCGCCTGTCGATGATTGTTCCCCACCTTGCTGCTGCTTATGAGGGGCTTCAGGCAGGTGCTGCAAAGGCTCCTGGGTTGACTCCTCAAATGAAGCAGGAGTATTACAACGAAGCCAAAGGTAAACGGCAAATGGAACTTCGTAATCAGCAAATGAAAGCAGATAAAGGTTCGTTTGATGATGCTTTTGCTGCTGCTCGTCAGTCTGGTCGTCAGGACTTTTCTTGGCGTGGTCGTAAATACAACACAAAAGTTAAAGGAGAAAATTGATGGCTAAAGGACCCTGCTGGAAAGGCTACGAAATGGTTGGTACCAAAAAGAAAGGTGCCAAAACTGTTCCTAATTGTGTACCTAAAGGTAAATAATCATGCCGTCATTTGAAATTAAACGTGAAGGTCAAAAGCCTAGTGGCAGTGGTCCCAGCCTTCCTTCCATCCAAGAAACCAAACCGCTTCCTTCTGGACATCAATATCGTCCTGGTTCTATTGATGTAAAGGCTGTTCGGTTGGCTTACAAAATGAAAAAAGGTTTTAGCGGTATGGCCTAATGGATCCTTCCTTTCTCCTGTCCACAATCCTTGGTATCGCTAGTCTTGCTGGTGGTACCTTTGCTTGGTCACATAAGCGGCATTCAGAACTTGACCGTCGTATTGACCAAGTAGAGATGACGGTTCACAAAGAGTTTGTTAGAAAGGACGAGCTCATGCCGATGATGGACCGCATTGACCAGCGGATTCAGCACATCGACGAGAAACTCGACCGGATTCTTCTCAATGGCCGACATATCTCTTCGTGATGTAGCTAAGTACTACAGCGATCAAGAACATCAAAACTTTGCTTTGGATTTCCTAGAGGACAATACGCCTCCTGGAATCTTGGCAAAATTTTCTGATTTGTGGCGATCAGGCCCAAAGAACACAATTCCCAGTAACGGCTCGTGGGACGGTGTAGTAGAACTTGCTCGTGAAGCTGGAGCAAAGTTTCCAGAGCTAGTAGCTGCTCAGTGGGCTCTTGAAAGTAACTGGGGTCGATCCACATCAGGCACTCACAATTACTTTGGTTTAAAAGGTAAAGGTTCTTCCGTCAACACCACGGAGTATGTAAATGGAGTACCTATTTCTGTTCGGGACGGGTTTCTTAATTTTGGCTCTCTCAAAGAGTGTGTTGAATACCTTGTTACCCGGTGGTACAAAGATTACAAACAATACAGCGGAATTAATAACGCAAAAACGACGTTAGAAGCAGCTCAACAACTAACAAAACAAGGATATGCAACAGATCCTGTTTATGCCGCAAAGTTGATAACACTTGTTCAACGTCAACGGCCAAAGCAGGAGGTACAACAAGCGGGAAAGTTGCTAAAGGTACCTTACGAGTACCAACTAGACAATGGACCCACTGGGTATCGGGAGTGTTTCAGCTCTAGTTGTGCCATGGTGGCTAGCTACTACGGCAAGATTAAAGGTGACGATGCGTATAACAAGCTCAGGGCACGTTATGGGGACTCTACAAGCGCCGATGCTCAACTCAAGGCCCTCAAATACCTTGGACTAGATCCTAAATTCATTCAGAACGGCACCCCAGAGCTCCTCAGAGGCGAGATAGACGCTGGTAGGCCTGTAGTAGTCGGATGGCTCCACAAGGGCCTTGTAGGGGCTCCTAGCGGCTCTGGGCATTACAGTGTGGTCATTGGCTACACAGAAGGTGCTTGGATACATCACGACCCTAATGGTGAGGCCGATATGGTCCGTGGAGGATATGTCAACCACACGAAGGGTAAAGGCGTGGCTTATAGCCAAAAGAACTGGAATAAAAGGTGGCTTGTTGAAGGTCCTGGGTCGGGTTGGGCTATCTTGATCAAGAAACCGTCCTAATTATTCCTATGGACTTCTCTGATCCTTCAGTGCAAGCAGCTCTTTGGCTGAGTGCTTTTGCTGCTTCTGAACTTATTGCTGTTTCTCGTTTGAAAGAAAACAGTCTCATACAATTGGGAGTGAAACTATTCCGAGTTCTTTATGGCAGCCGCTCCAAAAAAGTCTCTAAATAAGACTGAAGGTCTGGCTTCAGAAGGTGATCTTTATTCTCTTCACCGTCTAGTAGCCACCAAACTTATTGATCAGTTAAATCGCGATGATGTGAAAGCATCTGACCTTGCAAACGCAATTAAGTTCCTTAAAGATCAAGGCATTACTGCTCTTAACGGTGGTGATGTTTCTGCTATCTCCGAAATGATTTCTGCTTTGCCAGAAGTCGATATGAAGAAAGTTAGGTCTTATATTAGTGCTTAGGAACTAATCCTTCCTTTATGTACAAAGCAGAGCCCTCGGTATGGTGATTCGTTCGCCTGCCGGGGGTTTTGTCTATATGACCCCTGAGGCTGCTATGGCGAACCTTCAAGCCCTCCAGCGTCGTGAAGCGGTTAAGCAATGGAGACAGTCAATCAAAGATGCCTTTGGCTGTAAATGTGCCTACTGCGGGGTTCAAAGCAGTGACCTAACTCTTGATCACGTTCACCCCAAAACTAAAGGTGGTGAGGATTTAGCAACCAACATCGTCCCAGCTTGTAAGCGTTGTAACCACGAAAAGGGCAGCTTTCACTGGAAAACTTGGTTTCAAGGCACCCCTGACTATTGTGAGGAGCGAGCTACGCAAATCGAGCAATGGACGAACTACCGCCTATGCCCAATCTTAATCTCTCCATAGAGCAGCAGCTACGGGTGGAGCGTATGAAACGAGATATTCCAAATGCCAAACGAGAAGACCTGGAGAAGTATCTGCTGCATTTCATCCAAATGAATTTGATCCTGCAGAATAACTTGAGCCAAGTGTTCAAGTGGGCCAACAATGCCAAGGACTTCAAAACAAACTGAACAAATTATTCAGGATGCTGTAGCTAGCTTTCCTGTCTTTGCTACACACCTTTGGCATTACCTCCGGCTTCCTAGCCCTACACCGGTTCAATACCAAGTAGCTGACTACCTTCAGGAGGGTCCTAGTCGGCGCATCATCATGGCGTACAGGGGCTGCGGTAAGTCGTTTCTTACGGCTGGCTATGTGCTGTGGAGGCTACGTCGGGATCCAGACTGTAAGGTGCTGGTGATCTCTGCAGCTCAGGACCGTGCTGATGCGTTCTCCGTCTTTTGTCATGACCTGCTCCGAAACTGGTTTATG